AGCTGAACAAGAACGTGACGATATGCGAAAATGCGCTGCGTGTTGTTCAGTCCGTTCACCGCAACGACCTTCATGTTCGTTCCGGGGTAGAACATCTCACCGCCTGCAACTTGGCCGAGGTCACCCTGATACAAGTTAACAGTCACCAACTTATGCACGAGCATACGATACAAGTCCCAGCCGCAGAAAGCGACCAAGTCGTTGTTGCTGATGACGCGAGTTGGCAGGTTGTTGTAGGCTGTTTCAAAGCCGCTGACAATCGTTGAGTCGCTGAAGTTAGCGCCAAGCTGCGCGGTCACAACGCTGGAAGCACCTGCACCGTAGCGAGTGAGCCACAATAATCCACCACCACCTGTGCGGTTCAACTGCGCGTCACCTGATGGCGACGTTGCACCAACTGCCCAGCCTGATGTTCCTGATACGGAAGCACTGGCAGCGGCAACCGATGGCACTGACTGCCAGATAGCGCGCTCAATGCCTTCGGCGATGCGCTTAGCCTTCTGCGTTGCGAAAGCCTGCTCGAATGGCACACCTTCGTAGTTGCTGCCCTGTGTCAACTGGGTGGCAAGCCACTTTGTTTCCATCTCACGAGGACACAACTCCTCTTGCACCTTGACACGCGCAACGCTGATGACGCGCTGGCTGAATGACGTTGTGCCGCTGGCTGCCCACGCGCATGCTGTGGCGGATTGAAACACGGCGTCGGTGTCCATAAGGTTCAACGCCTCTTGATTTTTCACGCCCACGCGCTTCTGCATGAGCGACTGCGTTTTCGCGTCGAAAACGGCAGTAGTCAACAACGGGATATAAATTAGGATGCCGCGACAGCGTCGGCGGCATTACGGAGATTAGGCTTGCGCCATTCACGGCGGTGACAAGCATAGTCACTAACGCGTCGTCGCAGGTGACGGCGATAACTGGAAGCGTTGGCAGCGGCACAACAGGTGCAGGTGTCAGCGGTTTCTACAAGTACGAACTGCCGAAAGGTGTTGGCCAGTTCACTGAAACGATAAACGCATCGACGGAGAATGGCACGGTCTTTTACCAGCAGGAGGCTACGCTTGTCATCAACAAGCTGCAGCAAGCTGTACGCAACGAGTTGAGGTTGGTCACTACGGCGCGCATGATGGCTATCGTCAAAGATAGAAATGGCAAGTATTGGCTACTTGGCAAGAACAACGGCATCGAAGTAAGTGCTGGAACGTCGCAGACAGGTACGGCGATGGGTGATAGAAGCGGCTATGAGTTGACGCTAACTGGCATGGAAGAAGAGCCATGCGTTGAGGTTACGGCTGCCGCGGCAAACGCTGTCACCTCATCGACACAAACGCTCGAAGGATAGCTATATTAGCATCAGTTTTGGTTGGTTGGAGAACCCTGCGTATGGTGGCGCAGGGTTCTTTTTTTTGGGCTAACTTTGTTGTATGCGTGTATGTATCGTCTATAATCAGCATCCGACAGGGTGCAGCTATTACCGCTTGGAGATGCCAAGCAGTCGCGTCCATGAGATGTTCGGCAGCGAGGCCGAGTTCGTGAGCATCGCTGACGTGCGCACCATGAGCGACGAAGAGCTGCGGACTATCGACGTGTTCCTGTATAATCGCACTTGGATCGCAGGGCCAATTGAGGCGGTCAAGCCTGTCGCTGACATCCTACGACAGTACGGCGCGAAGATCATTCTTGACATGGATGACTATTGGCACTTGGGGACTGGGCATAGCTTCTACAAGCACTACCACGACACGAACATGTCTGCGATTGTCGCCGAACACGTCAAGCTTGCGGATGCGGTCATCACGACTACGACGTACCTCCGCGATGAAATCGTCAAGCTCAACCGCAACGTGACAATCTGCGAGAACGTGCCGCACCTACTTTACGACCAATTCAAACCGCAACCTACCAAGAGCGAGCGCCTACGCTTTGGCTACTTTGGCGCTGCGCAGCACACCGAGGACGTGGCATTGCTGGAACTGCCACTGTCGCGCCTCTGCGACGATCACACGCTGGAAGGTCGATATATGCTGTACCTTGCCGGGTGGAATGAGGGCAACCCGATATATCAGCAGTATGAGCAGGTGTTCAGCAATAAGGGCAAGAACAACAACTACGGACGCATACAGGCGGCGGATATTTACAGCTACGTTGGCGGCTACAACTTCATTGACGTTGCGCTTGCGCCGCTTCGCGACAATAAGTTCAACAGGCTCAAGTCGGAGTTGAAGGTCACCGAGGCCGCATGGATGAACAAGGCGATCATCGCCAGCAACGTCTGCATGTATGCCGACTGCATCACCGACGGCTGGGATGGCGTATTGGTCGACGAAAAGCAACCGAAGAAGTGGTACAAGTCGATGAAGGCTATGATCAACGAGCCAGCGATGGCGCGTGAGATGGCGGACAGGCTGACGGCGAAGATGCAGAAGCGATTTGACATTGATGAAATCACCAGACGCAGGTTCAATTTGTACAAAAACGTGGCAAGGGATATTTCAATAAAAGAACTTCATGCTATACCTCAAGGCGAGCCAGAGCAACACGATAGCGGTGACGTGGACGGAGCGCGCGAACAGCGCGACGGTCTACCGCTTGCGGCTGACGAACTTGGCGACGCTGGAAGCCACTGACATCTACCTCAACGCGATTGACAACCTGTCGTCCTACGAAAGCCGCTACGACAAATTCGCCTTCACCTTGGGGGCTTTGGAGAAAGGGCAATATCGGTACGAGGTCACGGAGAACCCGACAACCTACGCCGCTGGCGACTTCGTGCAAGGCGGACTATACACGTTTACCGATGGCGGATTCGCGTACATCTCGGCGGCAGTGGATCAGTCGAGCAACGCAGAGTGGGGGTGTCAAGGGACGCTGATACCCGAAGGGCTAACACCCGAAGCAATTGGTCAAGGCATTGTCAACACGGCATCAATTGTCGCAGGTTGCGCAACAGCAGGCATAGCCGCGAGGCTTGCGGATCAGCTTGTGCTGAACAACTTTAGCGACTGGTTTCTGCCGTCCCTGGAGGAGTTAGGAATGATGTGGACGGAGTTAGCCAGCGATGGTCTTGGCAGCTTCGCAAACCACACCTACTGGTCATCGACGCAGGCATCAGCAACGCAGGCGTTCACGGTGGACATGAACAACGGCAACCAAGGCACGCACAGCAAAGGCAACACCTCCAACCGCTATACGCGTGCTATGCGTCGCTTCCTGCTACCTACGACGAATCCGCGTGTCCTTGAAACAGGATTGGCGATGATTGAAACGACGGAGGGCAGTTTCACGAGTACAACAAACACGATCGACTACGTTTCTTATGACTAAACTGAATTTTAGCTTCATCCCACAGGCGGACTATCGCTACCCTTTGATGCTGCAAAGCAAGGCTAACGACCTGTACACCTTCGGGGAGATGAACGACTACCCGTATTATTTGCTCGACATATACAAGAAAAGCGCGAAGCACAACGCCATCGTCAACGGCAAGTGCAACTACATCTCCGGCAAAGGCTGGGCAGTGGATGCGGATAAGACCACTGTCGCGCAACAGGCAAAGGCGGAGGCGTTCATGGCTGACGTCAACGAAGACGATGACCTCAACGACCTGACGCAAAAGTTCGTTTTAGACCTTGAGCTGTTCAACGGCTTCGCGCTTGCGGTCACGTGGAACAGGGGTGGCGGCATCGCCTTCATTGAACACGTGCCGTTTGAAAAGGTGCGCGTGTCGCTGGATGATACGATGTTTCTGATTGCCGATTGGTACGACGAGCGTATGATCCGCCAGTACCCGAAGGGCGCGGAAGTTGAGCGCATGCCCAAGTTCGACCCGAATAACCGCGTCGGCAAACAGCTGTTCTATTATCGCCACTATGCGGCTGGCGTCAAGCACTACCCACTGCCGAACTACCAGGGCGCACTGGCTTACATTGAGTGCGACGTTGAGATCGCTAAATTTCACATCAGCAACATCCGCAATCAGTTCTGGGGTGGGCAGATGATCAACTTCGCCGATGGCATCCCGACGGACGAGGAAAAACAAGAGATAGAGCGGCAGATGCGCAACAAGTTCAGCGGCGCAAACAACGCAGGGCGCTTTGTGCTGACCTTCAGCACCGGCAAGGAAAACGCGCCGAGCATACAGTCGCTAACACCAAGCGACCTTGATAAGCAGTTTGACCTGCTGAACAAGCAAATTCAGGAAGAGATTTTCGTGGCGCACAACGTCACCTCGCCGATGCTGTTCGGCATCAGAACCGAGGGGCAGCTTGGAGGCCGCAAGGAGCTGGCAGAGGCGTTTGAGCTGTTTAAGAACACCTACATCATGAACCGCGTTCTGATCGTCGAGAGGATGATTAACTACCTAACGTCGTTCAACGGCTACGAGTGCCTATACTTGCAGCCTTTCGATCCAATCACCGAGCAGCTTTCCGAGCAGGCGCTGATGCAGATTTTGACGCAGGATGAACTACGCGAAAAGGCAGGCTATGAGCCACTTGCAGAGGCGACACCCGACGCAGGTGAAACGGCCGTAGAGGCGAGCGCAGGCGTCAACGAGGCTATCAAGACGCTTTCGGGCAGGCAGTACCAAAACCTGATGCGTATTGTGCGCCACTACTCACAAGGCAAGGTCACACTCGAACAGGCGCGCACGATGCTGACGGCTGGCTTCGGCCTCAACCCGGAACAGGTTGACCAGCTACTGGGCGTGAAAGAGCAGGCGTTCACCGATGAAGCTGATGAGTTGGAGTTCCTGGCGCAAGTAGGCCAGCAGTTCGGTGAGGCGCGTGACAGCTTTGAGGTGCTGCAAGAGCGCGAATTGGACTTCAACGAATACGGCGAGGCGGAGTTCTTCATGCAGTTTGCCGTTTCCGATGAAGATAAGGCGCTGGACGACAAAATCGTAAAATATAGGCGCAAACGCGAGGATGCCACCGTTGAAGAAATGGCCAAGGAGTTCGGGGTGAGCAAGGCGCGCATCCGCAAGCGCATCCAATACCTGTTGCAGGTCAACAAGTATCCGTTGAAGCGCGGCATCGGTGAGGCGACCAAAGAGGAGAAAGTGCCTGAACCTATCGTCGAGGTGCGCTATCGCTACGACTGGCGGCCTGAATATCGTGGGTTGAGCAAGGCTGACGGCTACGATAAGAGCCGCAAGTTCTGCCAGGTAATGATGGACTTGAGCAGCGCACGCCTATACACACGCGACGACATCAACCAGCTGACGGCGTTGATGGGTTACAGCGTATGGGAGCGCAGAGGCGGATGGCTGACGCTGGAAGATGGCAGGCACCGGCCAAGCTGCCGCCATATGTGGGTGCAGCAGTTGGTAATAAAAAAAGGTACACAAGTTGAAAGAATCGTCGAATGAGCAAGGCACTATTTATAAGCGAAAATACGCTGATCGAAAATTCGGTCATCAGCGAAAACGTAAGCTACACGCAGCTACGTCCAACCATTGTGAAAGTGCAAGAGATGCACATTCAGCCAGCGGTGGGATCGGCGCTATACGCGGAACTCGTGACGCAGGTAATCGCCGGCACTTTGTCGGCGAACAACACCACGCTGATGCAGACCTACATTCAGCCAGCAATCATTCAGTGGATGTACTTTGAACTTCCGATGGTGCTGGCGTTTAAGTTTATGAACAAGGGCATGGATCGGCGCAGCAGCACGGAGTCGTCGCCAATGAGTGAACGTGAGATGACGCGACTGATGGACAAAAGCCGCGATGATGCGGAGTGGTACACCGAGCGCATCACGCGCTACCTGCAGGAGAACCACACGCTATTTCCGCTGTTCGACAATCCGCCAGTTGCAATTGACACGATCTACCCGGCCAACAGCGCATATCAGACAGGGATGGTGCTTGGTCGCAGGGGCAGGTATCGCGATCCGCTGGACTACCCGGAAAACCGACGCAACTACTTTTAATGGCGCACAGCAAGAACGTAAACAAACTAAAGCAATTCTATGAGCAGTTGGGTGACAATCAAAAACGACCTGATAGCCTTCGCACAGTCGCACCTGCAGATCAACGCGGTGGGGTTCGGCGATCCGCTGGCGATAGGCACGGACAACA